GCACCGAGACCGCGAAGGACGTCATTTTCCCGCGGCTGCGGCTCTCGATCGCGGACGGCGGATCCGCGCCGCCTGGATACATGCACTTTCCCGGCGCGCAGGCGGACGGCGCGGACGACGAATATCTCGCACAATTCGGCCGCGAAAAGGCGTTCGTTCGCTATGTGCACGGCGCGCCGGTTCGGCGTTACGAGCGCGTTCCCGCCGGCGCGTCAAACGAGGCGATCGATCTCGAGGTGCTCAATCTCGTCGCGCTCCATCTGCTCGGCGCCGGCGTTTACGATCAGCTGGGAACATGGGTCGCGAAGGTGCGGGCCGAAGGCGACGCGATTCGGCGACAACAAGGCGCCGCGCCGCCTCCGGCCGCGCCGGCGAGCGCGCAATGGCCGCAACAGCCGCAGCAAGCGCCGGCCTCCGTGGTGCCGAAGCAGGCGCCGCGTCGGCCGCCTGGCACCGGCTATATCAACTCGTGGCGCCGGTGAGACAGCACATGCTCCCGGCCTTCGTCTCCGCAATGCAGGATCGCGCGCTGCGCGGGACGGCGCGCGAGGTCTATCTCTGGCTGCACGAGCGGCTCGACGTGCTCGATTTCCGGCCGATCAAGCACTCGGCAATCAGCGTGGATCTCGGCATGAAAGAAGTCACGGTCTCGTGGGCGGTGACGCGCCTCGTCGAGCGCGGATACCTCGCTCGAGGACCGCGTGACGGCCGCCTGACGACGTACCGGCTCTTGCACTCGCGTCCGATTAACCTCCCCGGATTAGAGTAGTCGCGGCGTTGGCCTAACGGGCCGCGCATATCCTCGGAAGCGTGACGATCACGCTTCTCCGACATCCGCCGCGGCAAATCATCGCCGGCGACTCGATCGAGTTTCTCGCCGCGATCCCCGGCGACCTCGCCGGATGGTCCGGATCCGCTCGACTGAGCGGTCCCGGCTCTCCGATGGACGCGACGAGCATCGTTGTCGAGGGCAGCGACCTCCACGTCAAGTTCGAAGGCCAGGGCACCGGTGGAACGAAGAACCTCTGCGCCGGACAGTGGACGCTCTCGGTCTGGCTGACGAGCAGCAACGACCGCTATACGGTCCTCGCGTCGCCGATCACGGTCACGCCGGATCCGGCCGCGACGCAAACGCAACTCGCGCACGCCGTCGAGACGCTCGCGATCATCGAGAAGGCGATTCGCAACCGGCTGTCCGCGAATCCCGACGGCGGCATCGAAGAGTATTCCGTCGGCGGGATGCAGACGCGCAAGCTCTCGATCGATCAGCTCGAGAAGCTGCGAAACAAGTACGCCGCCGAGGTGCTGCGGCTGCAGAATCCGAAGGCACCGATCCCGCGCGTCAAGTTCGTGATGACGCCGGCGGGCACCGTGCCGGACATGCTCCGCCGGTTTAGCTGATGGCCCGCGCGAGCTGGTTCACGAGGATGCGGTCGGCGATCGCTCGCGTGATCGCGCCGACGCGGTCGCCTCGCGCGCGATCCGCGTACGCCGCGGCGATGTTCAACCGGCTCACGGCCGATTGGATCCTCGCCTCGTCTCGCTCGGCTGACGCTGAGCAGCGGTACGACCTCCGCACGATGCGGAATCGCGCGCGCGAGCTCGGTCGAAATTCCGCGTTCGGTCCGCGCTACAAGCAGCTGATCGCCGAGAACGTGGTCGGGCCGACCGGGATCCAGCTGCACGCCAAAAATCTAAAAAAAGACGGTGAGCTCTTCGACGCCGCAAACGAGTCAATCGAAGCGGCCTGGCTCGAGTGGAGTCGCGCCGAGAATTGCGACGTCACCGGCAAGCTCTGTCTGACGGAGCTGCTCGCGCTCGAGGTCGGAACGTGGGGCGAAGACGGCGAGATGCTGATCCGCATCCTCCGCGGGCCGCAATTCGGTCCGTTCGGGATCGCGCTGCAGGCGCTCGACGTCGACTATCTCGACGATCTCCTCAATCAGGAAGAGACCGACGGAACGCCGCGGATCCGGCAAGGCGTCGAGCTCGACGAGTGGGGAAAGCCGGTCGCGTATCACATCTGGAAGCGGCATCCGTTCGACGCCGGCACGATGGGCGGCTATACGGGCCAGCAAGAGCGGCTCCGGATCCCGGCGAGCGACATCATCCATGCCTTTATCCCGACGCGCGTCGGCCAGACGCGCGGGACGCCGCACGAGCACGCGATCATGACGACGCTCAAGATGCTCGACGGCTACGTCGAGGCGGAGCTCGTCGCCGCGCGCACGGCGTCGGCGTCGATGGGCGCGCTCGAGGATCTCCCGGGCGACGAGAGCGGCATTCCGGCAGCGAATCCCGCCGCAGCCGGCGCGGACGATCAGAGCTCGCCGGCGATCCAGGCCGAGGCCGAACCTGGCGCGCTGCTCGATCTCCGCGGCAAACGCGCGCGGCTCGCGCTCTGGGATCCGCAGCATCCGACGAGCGCGTTTCCTGATTTCACGCGGATGCTGAGCCACTTAATCGCGATGGGGCTCGGCGTCTCCTATGGCACGCTCACCGGTGATCTGTCGCAATCGAATTACGGATCCCTGCGGATCGGGATGCTCGACGAGCGGCAGCATTGGGAACGGCTGCAGCAATTCATCGTCTGGCATGTCCTCGATCGCGTCTATCGGGAATGGATCAAGGCCGCGCTTCGCGCGAAGCAGATCCCGGCGATCGTCGATTTCGACGCGGCGCGATGGATGGCGGTCGAATGGATGCCGCAGGGCTTCGATTGGATCGATCCGGTCAAGGACGCCGCCGGCGACCTGCTCGAGGTCGCGGCCGGCGTGAATTCGCTCACGCGCATGGCCGCGAAGAAAGGCCGCGACCTGCGGACCGTCATCGCCGAGCGGAAGCGCGAGATCGCGATGCTCGACGTCGCCGGCGTTCCGTCGACGATCGCGACCACGATCACGGACCGACCGACCGATTCGACGAGCGAGAACACGACGAACGACGCGGCGGCCGGCGGCAAAAAGGCGGCTCACCTCCACATCGCGAACGGATGACACCGATCATGCAAAAGCCGACACCGGCGGAGATCGACCGACTCCGCGCCGCGTTCCCGGAGGGGGCGCCGCGCTTCATGCAGCGCGAAATCGATCTCGTGATCGAGCGCGCAACGTCGGCCGAGGATCAGGCCGACGGCGGCATCGATGACGCGGACGAATCGAGGACGATCCCGATCTCGATCTCGAGCGAGTCGCCGGTCCTCCGATACGATTGGTGGACCGACGAGCGGTATTTCGAGGTCCTCGATCACACCGCAAGCTCGATCGATCTGAGCTACTCGCGCGACGGGCTCCCGTTTGTGGCGAGCCATCGCGCCTGGGACGCCGACTCGCAGCACGGCATCGTCGAGAACGTCCGGCCGAGCGACAAGATCCTCCGCGGCGACGTCCGGTTTTCCCGCGCGCAGCGATCCCAAGAGATCGCGCAAGACATGCGCGACAAGATCCGCAACAAGGTCTCCGTCGGCTACCTCGTCGGCGACCAATACGAGCAGACCAAAGGCGCGAAAGACGAGTATCCGACGCGCCGCTACAAGGCGTGGATGCCGCTCGAGGTGAGCACGGTTCCCGTTCCGGCTGACTATGACGTCGGCGTCGGGCGCGCCGCCTCGATGCAATCCGCGATGGCTCGATTCCTCGAGCTCCATCCCAGCACTTCCCGCAGGACCTCACCGGCCGCAGAGGCCAACACAAGGAGCACGCACATGGAGAATCCCGCGGCGGCTGCGGCCGCCTCCGGAACGCCGGACATTCGAGCGATCGAGCGCGAGGCCGGCGAGCGCGCCGCGCAGCGCGTGAAAAACATCACCGATCTTGCGGTCGGCGCCGAGATGCGCGACAAGCTCGACGGATGGCTTCGCGAGGGCACGAGCGAGGAAGCGGTCCTTCGAGAGATCAACGTCGAGCTCACGAAGCGCATGAAGAATCAGGCGTCCGCCGGCATCGCCGCTGACGGCACCGTGAGCCCGAATGCGTGGCGGAGCAACATGATCGCGCTCAACGATCGCGATCATGCGCGGTTCTCTTTCGCGCGCGCGCTGATCCTCGCCGATCCGAGCCTCGAGCGCGAATCCGGCCGCGGCGTCGACTTCGGCTTCGAGCGCGAGATGATTCAGGAAGCGCGCAAGCGGACGCCGATGACGGCGAAGGACGGCGCCGGAATCATTCCGTTCGTCACTCGTGCGAACATCGATTCCGCGACGTCGACGACGGGCGGACCGTTCAAGTTCACGCAACCGGGCGATTTCATTCCGCTGCTGCGGAATGCGACGTCCGTCATGCGCGCCGGCGCGCGCGTGATCCCGGGCCTCACCGGTCCGGTCACGTTCCCGAAGCAGACCGGCCCGGGTACCGCGAGCTGGGTCGCGGAAAATCCGGGATCGGACATGTCCCGGTCGAACCTCGTCACGTCGACGGTCTCGCTCGCGTTCAAGACGCTGCAGACGGCGACGGCGGTCTCGCGTCAGGCGCTCTTCTCGGCGGCGTCCGGGAATTACGACCTCGAGCAGATCATCCGCGAGGATCTCGCGCGCGTGATCGCGCTCGGGCTCGATCTCGGCGCGCTGAACGGCCTCGGGTCGAGCAATCAGCCGCTCGGCGTGCTGCAGGATACGAGCGTCGGCACGGCGACCGCGCTCGGCACGAATGGCGGCACGATCGCCTGGACGAACGTCGTCGATCTCGAGACGACCGTCGCCGTCGCGAACGGCGTCGGCCGCATGTCGTACCTCACGAACGCGAAGCAGCGCGCGCGCGGGCGCAACCTCGCGGTTCTCGGCAACACGGCGAACGGCGTTCCCATCTGGCAGGGCTCGCCGAGCTATCCGGACGCCGGCGGCGGCATGATTCCGACCGGTGACGGGACGGTCAACGGCTACGATGCCTACTGCACGAATCAGGTTCCGTCGAACCTGACGAAGGGCACGTCGACGACGATCTGCTCGGCGTGGGTCTTCGGCGCCTTCGAGCAGATGCTCGTCGGCATGTTCGGCGGCGGCTTCGAGGTCCTCGTCGATCCGTACACGCTCAAGCTGCAGAACATGATCGATCTCACGGCGTGGATCTTCGCCGACGTCGCCAATCGGTACCCGGTGGCGTTCGCAACGCTCAAGGACGCGCTGTAAGAGGTGTCGATCTTCGCGGCGGATCTCGCGGCGATGCTCACGGACACGGCGACGACGGTCGCCGTGTCCTTTGGGCTGCAGCAATGCCGCGGGGTCCTCCGCTCAGACGACGCGCCGGAGACGGACAACGCCGGCGGCTTTGTGCTCAGCTCGCGGATCTCGCTCACGATCCGAGCGGACGCGCTCACCGGCCTCGATGAAGACAGCACGATCGCGGTCGACGGCGTGAACTACCGCGTTCGGCAGCTTCGACACACCGGACCGCAGGGACTGCTATACGAGGTGATTCTCGTATGATCCTCGAGGTCCTCCGCTCCGTCACCGATTGGCTGAACGACGTCACGAACGGCGTCGCCGCGCAACTCGCCGCGATTCCGCTCGACGGGAGCGACACGGCGCCAGGGATCGCCGCGATCGCGGACGAGACGCGCGACAATAGCGTCGCGCAGCAGTATCTCCCGCGCTCGAGCAACGCCGGCGCGCTCATCGCTGTGAATATCCAAGAGATTCCGCTGCTCGATCCGGAGGTCGAGACGATCGAGCGCGACGGGCTCGCGAAGGTGCTCGTCCGCGTCGGCGTCACGAACGTCGACACGAAGGACGCGACGCGGGATACGAGCTATGTGCTCCGCGCGATCGTTCGCTCGCTGCGGCTCTACAACGCGGCGACGCGGACGCGGAATGCGATCGCGATCTACAGCTGCGAGGACCTCCGCGTCGCGGCGCTCTGGCAACCGAAGGACGACCAACTCATCACCGGCGCGGTCGCTGTGACCTGGCGCTTCCGCGACACCGCACCGTAAGAGGCCGAATTATGGAATTCATCGAGATCGACGGCGACCGCGTGCAGATCCCGCAGGACGTTGTTTCCGAGGGACGCGCGGCCGTCACCGCATGGGCGGAGGCCGAGGCCGCGCGTCGGCGTGGCGGCGCTGCTCAGACCACCACCACCGAGGGTTAACTCATGGCCGGCTCTCCCGCCAAACTGCTTCACGTCCTCGGTCTGCTGGCGAAGATCGAGTCGACGTACGGCACCTTCGTTGCGCCGTCGACGACGAGCGACGGCGTGCAACTGCAGTACAAGGACCGCGTCGTCGCCGCGCCGGCGTCGATCGACTACGCCTTCAATGGTGATCTCGGTCCGTCCGTCTCCGCGCTCGGCCAGGTCGCGAACGTCGCGGCGAGCGGTCGCGCGTTCAAGGCCGATTTTCCGATGCGGTCGCGTCCCGCCGGCGTGGCCTACGCGACGGCGACCATTCCGAGCATTCACAACTTGCTGAAAATCGCCGGTTTCGACGCGACGGTGACGACGTCGATCGGCTCGGAAAAATGGACCTACACGCCGACCGCACCCGGCAACGGCTACGCCTCCGCGTCGATGGGGCTCTACTGCAAGGGCGAGCTCTGGAACGCCGCCGGCGTGATCGCGAATCTCAAGTTTGACGCGCCGGATCCGGCGCCGCCGATCTGGACGGCGTCGTGCATGGGCATCTTGAACGCGCTTCCGTCGGACGCGGCGCTCCCGGCGATCACCTATCCGCTGCAGACGATCCCGCCGCAGCTCGCGAGCTCGATCTCGCTCACACTCGGCAGCCTGACAGCGAACGCCGTCGTTCTGGCGCATTCGTTCGACCTGCAGCGGACGATGGATCCGCGCGTGGCGCAGTCGTCGTCCGGCGCTCACCTCGGATTCGTGCCGAAGGATCGCGCGCCGATCATCAAGGTCACGCTCGAGGCGACGGCGCTCGTCGGGTCGCCGTTCACGAGCTCGACGGCGTTCGATCCGTACAACCTTCGCGAGTCGGGACAGTCGCTTGCGGTCACGCTGCAGCACGGCAGCGCGCAGTATTTCCGGACGAAGATCAACTTCCCGCAAGCGCAGGTGATCGACTACAAGCTCGGGAACAACGGCGCCGTTGCGACGTGTGAGCTCACACTGCAGGCGTACAACTCGACGGCGAGCTCGAACGACGACATCAACATCGTTTTCGACTGAGCCGATGACGTTCGATCTCAGGGCGTATCGCGAGTCCCATCGGCCGTGGAGTTTCGCCGCGGCCGATGGGCGCGTCTTTCTCGGCCGGCACGTCAGCGTCTTCGACGTCATTCGGTGGCAAGACGAGCAGGCGGCGAACGGAGGCAACGTCCGCGCCTGGACGCGGTCGATGCGGCGACTCCTCCGGCGCTGCTTTCCGTGGCGCGCGTCGTATCTGCTTCGCGGCGATCCCGTTCGAATCATTCTCGCGCTCGAGCCGCTCGCTCGAGCGGAGGCGCTCAAGGATTTTTTCGGGTGCCTGCTGGGTCCGGGCGCGACGACTCCGCAGAGATTGACGAATGGTCCGCGCTCATCGAGCAGAATCTCGACAAGGACAGCGTAGCGAGCGGGCGATCGGTCCCGCTCGAGGTCGCGCTCATGCATTGCGAGGCGCGGCTCGGCGCCGCGTGGGTCTCTGCGCCGGCCCGCTGGGGCGCCGGTCCGCGTGGCACGCTCGACGGATGCGTGCCGGTCCGCGTGGTCTGGGCGCGATTCCTTTCGCTCGACATGCACCGGGCGGTCGACGTGATGGACACGACGCGCGGGATTGGCCTCGCGTTCGGCGGGGAGAGCAGCGCGGCATCGGCGAGAGAAACCGTTGAGGCAGCATTCCCGGAGGACGTAAGCGATGGCTGAGCGCGAAGTCTCTTTCATCATCCGGGTCAAGGACGCCGCCTCCGCGGCGCTCTCGGACGTCCAAAAGGCCGCCGCTGGCGTCACCGAGAAGCTCTTTAGCTTCCGCGACATTCTGAAAGACGTGACGGCGGTCGCCGCGGGATTCAGCCTCGCGGAGATCGTCAAGGACATGGTCGACCTCGGCGTCGCGGCTGATAAGACATTCCGGCAGATCGCGGCGAGCCTGCCCACATTCACCGAGGGAATCTCGGAGCTCAAGCAGCAGATCGCCGAGCTCGGCGAGACGAGCGGCCGCTCGATCGAAGAGCTCGAGCAATCCGCGGCGAAGATCGCGCAACTCGGCGTCTCGAGCGCCGAAGAGTTGGCGCAGCAGCTCGGCGCGGCCGCGAAGCTCGCCGACGCGACCGGCGCAACGGTCGACGAGTCGGCGCAGCTGCTGATCCAGCTCCGCCGCGAGTTTCGCCTCACCGGCGACGAGGCGCTGCAGACCGCGGCCAAGCTCGCGTCCGCGGCGCAAGGCAAGGTCGCGATTACCGAGCTCTTTTCCGCATTCCAGCAGTCCGCGCCAATCTTCGAAAAGTTCAATATCGACGTCGAGACCGGCACGAAGGCGATCATCGCGCTCGTCGAGAACGGGTACGGGCTCCGACAGGTGCGGACGATCCTCAACGGCCTCGACGCGGCCGGGATCAAAGAGGTCGCGACACATGCGACGATCGCGGCGGACGCGATTGATCAGCTCAATAAGCGCGCATCGCTCACCGAGGGCTCGACGGCCTCGAATATCCAACGCTGGAAAAATGCGTGGAGCGAGGCGCTCAAAGGCGTT